TCCCTATTACATCACTCTTTAGGAGTGAAAACCCTCAAGTTTCCAGATACGGAAAGCTTGTAAACACTGAAAGGAGGCGTTGCACCCCCTCTGCGTTCCCTTTTAACTATAGGGAACCCAACCTACTTTGTAGCCCGAAACGCCGTCTCTTACAGGCACCCCTCTGAAGTCCTGGCCCTCGGGCCATTTCTTCATTTTAGCGGGGTTTCTGGGAGACAGGACTACTCCGTATAGTGCGGCGGCCAATTGAACGTCTGGGTCAAACCTAGCGAAGGTGACTTTACGCCACCTTGCAGGTCTGTAGACTTGCACGTATCTAATCTGGCTGCTGCGCCAGCGGGTTCGCCAATGCCGCTCGTCGTCGTGAATGACGAGGTCGCCGAGGTCTTTTGGGCCGCGGCACCGTCGTACATTAGCCGGAATAGCATCCAAGACGCTAAACCAGCATTTACGTAAACGAGCAGAAACATCAGGATATAAGCGAAAATTTTCAATAATTCGCTGAATCCCATTGGCAAGGGAAATCCATTCTTGCGGTTCACGGGGTAACTCCTTTACAAAGTGCGCCCTCACGGGCTCACCGAGGAAGAAGTCCCCCCCACAAGATTCCCGAAAAGGTCCGTCTACAAAGGTCTTATCTTGGTTAGGGATAAAACCGCAGAACCTTAACGCCCATATCAAATCTGAACTAACGCTTGTCGGGACAATTATGTCGTCGCCGTAAACGAACAGGTCCACACCCGGAGTTAACCAAGGTGCTACTGTTAAAGCGATCGCTGTAAACAGCGTCGTCTCTAGCTCAAATGTGAAACCGTTACCCATACTCGAAAATTTCTCGAGTATCACACGCTTGCCGTTTATTTCTGTAACACGGCAGCGCAGATCAGCTAGCACGCTGTGCCAAGCTGGGGGCGCGGCTATCCTGACTAGGGATGTCGCAACGGTATCGCTGGCTGAGGTCAAATCTATCGTACAGAACCCTCCAGTTAAGGAGGCTTTGCAGGCGACCTGCCTGTGGATATTCTGTCCATGATCGAGGTCGATTCCTCGACTCCGTAAACGGGTCCTTTTAACTCGGCCAAGGCCGGCTTGGTAATACCCATTGATGGAGGGCTCTTTAGCGCAAGATCTACGCGTGAGAGCCGTCTTGAGAACGGTAAAGAACTTATTACCGGGCACGATTCGTTGACCTTCACCTCTTGCTGCGCAAGCAGCTGCCCACTTCGTTCCTGTCCAGGGAACGAGATAGAATAGGGCGGAGGTAGTCAAGGTTGGAAGCGATGACATTTTATGTGGAACTGAACAACAGTCCGCACCGTCAGACAGCGTTGCACCTGGGCCGAAGAAACCGTCGAAGGTTTCGGGAGGCCTTTCCCCCACTAACCAAGCGAAATTTTTCCGAAGGTCACTGAGAAATTCAATGATCTCGCTCTTGACAGGGACACCACCAAGTGTGCCAAAGTCAGAGATTTCGTTTAATCTGCGGTTCGTCTCAAAGCACTTCCTTTCAGCCTCCCACCATTTTTCAACGGCGGCGGCTTCGGGATCGATACCGGGGACCTTGAGCTCGACTTTCCGAAGAAAGTCGGTAGCACAAGTGTCCTTATAGTATGATTGTGCATCGAGGTAAAGGCGTGGATCACAGCTCAATCTCAAGAGCTGGTCCCACTCCTCATATCGCAGCATTATAGCCACGGTTAAGGAGCGTGCGCTGTCTAGCCCTTCCATAAGGTTGAGGGCTACCTTTTGCATCTCGGACGTCAGAAGGCCCATCGAAGTTTCTCCCTTAAGTTGCGGAGAAGCCCGACTTGACGCAGTCCTTAAGCAACGCGGACGTGATCAAGTGGGCTAATTGTGAAACGGCCTCGTTTACGTCAGCAGCGGCCATACTTTTAGGCAGCTGCCAGTCGCCAGCGAAGACCATTTTATCCACAATCGATGTAACTCCGGTGGTGGTGTTGGTCGAGATTTGCGGGTACACGTAAGTTACTCGCATCACTCGCTTCCCACCGTTGCTTCCGTCTTTAGCGCTCAGCCGAAGCTCTGGCTGATGGGCGGCTGCGTTACCGACAGTCTGGCTACGCCAGACCGCAGGGACGCCGTCACCCGCGCTTGGAGATACGCCGGTCCAGACGATGTCTGTCGTGTTGTCGTTCTTCTTAACAGTAATGTTCGCAATTGCGGGCATTATGTTTCCTTTCTTTCTAAGATAAGCTTCCAAGCGGAAGCGGATTGGAGGTAATTCTCACCTGCTTTTTGGCAAGAATTGGGTTAAAAGCGCAATTGCAGTTGCTGCGCGAGCAAGTGACAAACGCTTTAACGGCCGCCAAGCTATTTTGTAGCGAGGGAGGCCAAGCGCTCTGCGGAACAGGATTCCATGGCTATCTATCGCGACGTAGGAATTCGAATACGTCTTAGCGTAGTTGCAATGGTTTACGACTAGGGTTCGGGCATTCCATGGGTTTATTAGCCTAACGCCGTCGAGATCGGTCCACTGGTTGATGAAGTTTCCAACCGTAGCAAACCAATCGACGACAAAGCTAAATGGAATGAGCTCCCAGGCCCACGCAGCTGGATTTGTCAGACCCAACCGATTCGCGACGTATGCATTATGATCTGTGACTTCGAGTTCACACCCGATTTTGCAGAGCATAATCCCCTCGGAGTACCTTAGAAAGGACTCTGAGTACGGTTTCTGATAGTCCCGTAACTTAAAAGGGACACCAGTCCGTACTTCGACCGTTTTACCGGTCATCGGGGTTTGCAAGATCTGTGTGGCATGGAATATGTCCTTCACTAAGGGTTCCCACCCGAAGTGAAATTCCAGCCACGCATTGGAGAGGATTTTACCTCTCTCCTTTGCATTACTCCAGCCTTTCGGCTTGTGGCCCGGCCGGTATACTTTTGGTATACCAGACTGAGGATCCAAGCCTAAGGACTTAGCTGCAGTAATAAGATCAAACTTACGCAAGGCTTTCCCGAAACGGGCAAGCTGGAGCAAACGAGCAGTCATCATTGAAGCTGACTGTGCACGTTCTGCGAAGTTTACGGCGAGCATCGCTTGTTCGTCAAGCTCATTGTAAAACTTATCCAGGCACTTGTTGATCGCCTGGGTTTCGAGCGAGACGTAGGATGCATCCTGCATTGATGTGGGACCAAGTAGTATGTCCCCCTTCGAGGCACCGGCATTCGCCATGTTCCCAAAGGAGGTGTACACACCGGTCTTTACCGCTCGATCTGTGTGGATATCGTCATATGAGTATGGAAGAGGCTTGGTCCACGGTTTCGGTTGACAAGCGCGGATGCGCTTGTTGAAATAGGAACCCGCCCCGTCAACGTTGTTAGTGTTGACGGTATTAGCCTTACAAACCATATGAAAACCTCCGATTCAGCGGTTACCACCCTCTCCTCCGAGCCCAGGTCGGGCATAAAGGAGTTGCTTAGGGTGTGAGCGTAATCAGCGCTCGAACAATCACTCCGATCTAAACTTACTTAAGCCAAGAGGATACGGGGACGCCTGAATGGCGCCCCGGCTCCGTGACCTTGTGGGTCATGGGTAGCTCTGGTTGATCAGTCAACACCTCGTCGTCCTTCTGCCAGTCGATGTTCAGAAGTCCCATCAGAATGTATATCGCGTCACCATACGTCAGACGACCGTCTGCGATGATGAGGCGCATTGCTTCTAGGATGGGCTCCAAATATCTCTGGTTTGCGGACTGCGACATTGCTGATCTCCTAAGTAAG